AGAAAGATTTAACAGGTAGATTAATATCTGCACAAAAAGAACCTAAAGCTGATCAATGGGAGGTAATAGAGTTCCCTGCGATTATGCCATCCGGTAAACCCCTGTGGCCTGAATACTGGAACTTGAAGGATTTGGAAGCTGTCAAAGCCTCGATTCCTGGTTCAAAGTGGAATGCACAATATATGCAGAACCCTACATCAGAAGAGGGAGCACTTATTAAACGTGAGTGGTGGCAAAAGTACGAAGGAGATCTTCCTAAATTAGAACATGTTATACAAAGCTATGATACAGCATTCATGAAAAAAGAATCAGCTGACTATTCTGCTATCACAACATGGGGAGTGTTTACACCTGACGAGGATAGTGGTCCATGCCTCTTGCTCCTTGATGCATTGAAAGATAGGTTCGAGTTTCCTGAACTACGTAGGATCGCGCTTGAGCAATACGGATACTGGCAACCGGAAACAGTTATCATTGAGTCTAAAGCATCAGGGCTGCCTTTGACGTATGAGTTAAGGAAAATGGGTATTCCAGTAATTAACTTTACACCATCAAAAGGAAATGATAAACATACAAGAGTTAACAGTGTTTCTCCTCTGTTTGAGTCAGGGAGAATATGGGCGCCCACCGAAATGGAGTTTGCGCAGGACGTAATAGAAGAATGTGCTGCTTTTCCATACGGTGACCATGACGATTTGGTAGATAGTATGACACAAGCAGTAATGAGATTTAGACAAGGCGGACTTATACAACATCCTGAAGACTATCAGGAAGAACCTCTACCACAAAAACAAAGGACATATTACTAATGGGATCAGTTATTAGATTTCTTATATCACTATTCAACCTCGTCAAAAAAGGTGATATTAAAAAGATAGACGATGCATACAACGCCGCTAGAAAAGAGTTCGGTGAATTAAAAGACGACGTAAAGAAAAAAATTGATGATACCTTTGAAAAAGGTAAAAATGCAAAGGCGGTAGAAGATAGAACCAAAGATATTGCAAAAGGTGACCCTCTTGGAGAAGGAGAAGGTATACTTACTCTTACAGATAAAATAGCTAAAAAAGCAGAAAATTTAAAAAAAACATTAGACGAAAATAAAGTCACTGAAAAATCTATACTTGAAGATGCATTGGATGCTGCAACTGGTTTTAGAAAATCCGTTGGATCAAAAGATAAATCTAAACCTTTTCAAACTTATAGAATGGAGTTTCAAAGAGAAAATCCAGATTATAGAGTTCCAGGTGGTAGTAGATATGCAGAGGGTAATTTAAGAACTGCAATTAGAATGTTTTTAAGAACAGAGGTAAAAGAGGGTAGATTAAAATTACCAGAGAGTGATCAATTTAAAATTGATAAATATTCTCCAATGATGGAAGACGATCCAATTGATGTATTTAGAAGATATTATGGTGAAGATGCATTAGAGGCAGCTGATGACATGGCTGATTCATTGAGCAGAGGTGAGTCTATGAGACATTACGAAGAGATTTTTAGATCAGAGATGCCACCGTTAAAAATTAAAACAGAAGGTGCAGGTCAGTATGATCAAAGTATTTTAGATGCAGAGCGTATCATGAAAGAGGCAGCAGAGGATGCTAAGAATAAAAAAGTATTAGATGAGTTTGATATAGGCGGCAGAAAGAAAAACAATATGGGTGGTATCACTAGAGCAAGCTATGCTTTTGGTACAGGACTTAAATTAATAAAATTATTCGGCAGTGCCAAAAAATTAAAACAAGCAATTGAAGATGCTGTAGATAATTTAATACCTTCTGGAGATAAAAAAGTAGATGCAGACATGGCTATTGATGACATGTTAGAGAATGCTAACATAGACAGAGATGCAGTTGATCAATACGATATTGTAGATGCATATGGTAAGGCATATGATGAAATTTTAAAAAAAGATGATTTTACAAAAACATTAAAACAATTAAAAAATAAACCTAAACCGTTTCCTAAAATAAAAGATCCAACATTTGACGAAAACATGCCTTTTGATAATGATGCAGAAAAATTAGCAGAGATAAAAATGTCAAATGAAAACTTTGATCTTGAAAAAGTAATACAATCAAGTAAAGCAAACGAAAGATTACAACTCATGAAAAAATATCCAGGTATAGATGAAGGCTTATTGGATAATATTATTAATGATCCAGATCCACAACGTAAAGCAGAGGTGTTAGCTACATTAGATGAAGCCATGGCAATGGGCCGAAAAGGTATGGACACTGAAAAAATAATTGAAGTTTTAAAAAGCACAAGCAGAACTAAACAAGCGTCCGGTGGACTATCATACTTAATGGGTATGTAATGAAGATAAATCAATACAATCAAATGATGTCCTATTTGTCGGACTCATTCAATCCTGCATTACTACGATCTCAAGTTGCAACCTTAGAACAAAGAGAGGGTTTTGCTACAGGTGGCACGTACAAAGATTATGTGTCCAGAGGAGAAGAATACAAAGATCTTACATTCGAAGAATGGTTACAAGAAGATAAACCTGGATACAAACCATCAGAGTTTGGAAGAGTTGATAAAGCTATTGGTGGTCGTATTGGATTTGAGTATGGTGGAGTACCTGGTTTATTTAAACAAAAAACTGGAGGTTTCGAACTTAAAATTAAAAATAAAAATGCAGGAGTAGATATTAATAAATATTTCCCTGCTAATAAAGAAGCACTTGCTATAAAAGAAGCAAAACAAATTCAAAAAATAATTGAAGAATCTACAAAAGGATTTTTAACAAGAGAGGAATTAGCTAAAAAATTAGGTGTAGAAGAAGCAACTGTAGGAGGCTACAAGAGAAATAATCCTGATATTTATGATAAAATAGAAGAACTGTTTGAAATTAAAAAAGAAGGAAAGACTAATCCTGAATTCTATAAACCTAAAACTAAAACATCAATAAGCGAGCTTAAAGAACTTGTAGATGTTCGTAATCTTAAACCAAAAAAAACATATGGTGGTAAAAAAACTGTCATTCAAAAAGTAAGAGATCTTTTAAATAATTCTGATGAAGCTCTTACAGAATTAGAAATAATAAAAAAATTTAAAGGAGAAAATAAAAATACAGTTAGAAATGCTGTAAACATTTTAATCAAAGAGGATGAGTTTAAAAATAAAATTAAACGTATTGGAGCTGTCGAAGGCGCTGCTAAAGTTGCTCAAGTAAAAGCGGAAAAACGTGTGCCAATGATGACAGCAATAAGAAATCAATTCGTCGCTGATCCTGATTCTGACCTTGAGGATGTGGCCAGAGCAATCTATGGTGATAAAAAATTTGATGCTGCAGATGATATTTTAAAAGAAAAATATTTAAAAGACGCTTCTGCACAAGTTCCTAAATTTTTATCCATGTTTGCCCCTGGATCTAAACTTAAATATCCAGGTTTTAAAGATATTAAACCTGATAAATTAGGAGAAATTTTAACAAGTATAGAAACGAGAACAAATGATTTTGGTTTTGAGTCAAGTACCTTAAGAAAATTAAGAATCGCTATAGCTGATGCATTAAGAGGTTTACCTGAAAGAACTACTGAGAAAATGATGACTGCTGTCAGAGAAACAGGTAAAGCCGTTGACGAAGTTGCAGGAGTAGCAGCATCTTTTGAAAGAGCCCCTGGGTATATTGAAGCAACTCAAATTATTGATCCAGAAATTAACGCTATAAAAGGTAAAATATTAGATCCAGAGTTTAGTAGAGTTTTTGGTAAGGCTTTGGAAGGAGATTTTTCTGAAGTTGCTAGTTATAATAAAAAAGCTAAAGATTTTGCAAAAAAATATAAAATAGATGTTCCAATTATAAAAACAGGTAAAAATTTAAAGCCAGAAAAAATTATATCAAATTTTGAAGATTTTTCTCCTGGTGCAAAAAAAAATATAAAAGATATAGCAAAAGAATCAAATGTAGTTGTTCAAACAAAATCTAAACCGTTAGGTTCTATATATGAATCTCAAATGACTAATTCAGGTTTTATCGACACTGACCTTTTAAAAGATATAGGAAAAGGCGTAGGCATTGTTGCAAAACCAGTTTTAAAAACAATTGGTTCTTTACCAGCTGCTGGAACTTATGCTGGAATGACTATTAAAGAAAATTTAGATGAGGGAAAAAATATTGTTGATGCAACAGTTGATCCCATGGTTGGAGTAGAATTGTTACTTCCAGAAACGGTTAAAAGATTAGGACCTTTAATGGCTAAAGCAGCAAGACTATCTACTCCTGTTGGAACTGTCTTAACTGGATTAGGAACATTAAAAGATAGAACACAAGATATGATGCGTGATGCAGATACTTTAACCAAAACTCCTTATCAAGAAGATTTAATAGATGAGTATGCAGCAAAACAATATAGAGGCTACCAATTAGGTGGCCGTGTTGGTTTTGCTGATGGACCAGATGATCCTGATAAAAGAAAATTTATGAAGATTATGGGTGGACTTGCATCATTACCTCTTGTTGGTAGATTTTTTGATTTAGCACAGATCGCAGCACCTGTAGCAGAAAAAGCAGTCGCGACAGCACAAAATGTTCCGCCATATTTTTTAAACCTGATATCTAAAATTAAAACTTTAGGTAAAAAAATACCAAGTTCAAACGAAAGAAGAGATACTTTTATATACAAAGATTATGATATGGGTGTTGATCTTGAAACTGGAGCAATCGATATCAGAAAAACTAAAGAAGGTGATTTTGGAGGTGAGGTTGGAATAACGGAAGAAGTTTATATGAGATTTACACCAGGCATAGCCGATGAAACCACGGGCGGTAAAAAACTTGCGGATGAATATGAAGAGTTTACTGCAAGGCCAGATTATGAAGGTAAGATGAAAGACGTTGAAGAGGGAGTTCCTGATGATATTTTAGAGGATGCTGGTATGAAAGATTTTAAAAAATGATAAAGGGTAAAAAAAGTGGTCCTCCACCAAAGAAAGGTCCACAGTCTCAAGGCTTGAATATTAAATACAATACTGTTAAAACAGTCAAATTAACGGAGAAAATAAATGGCAGACATAGACAAGTCTCTTCCAAACGAACCTAGGAAGGAAATAAATATTCCTGGGGAAGAAGAAATTCAAGAACAGGTAGTAGAAGCTATTGAAGAAGAACAACAATCACCAGATGATATCGAAGTAAAAGAAAATGAAGATGGATCGGTTGATATTAATTTAGATCCAGAGGCTGCGAACCCTGAAGGTGGTGAAGATCATTATTCAAACTTAGCAGAATTTTTACCTGATGAAGTTTTAGGTTCTTTAGGCTCAGAACTTAATCAAAAATATATGGACTATTCTATGTCTAGAAAAGATTGGGAAAAGTCGTATACTCAAGGTTTAGATTTATTAGGATTTAAATATGACAACAGATCGGAACCGTTTCAAGGTGCTTCGGGTGCTACGCATCCTGTTTTGGCGGAAGCCGTTACGCAGTTTCAAGCGCTCGCTTATAAGGAGTTACTCCCAGCTGATGGACCAGTCAGAACGCAAATCTTAGGAATACAATCTCCAGATAAAGTTTTACAAGCGACTCGTGTAAAAGATTTCATGAATTATCAAATTATGGATCAAATGAAAGAATACGAACCAGAGTTTGATTCTATGTTATTTCATCTGCCACTTGCAGGTTCTACTTTTAAAAAAGTTTATTACGATGAAGTAGAAGGCAGAGCAGTTTCAAAATTTGTACCTGCGGATGATTTGGTTGTTCCGTACACGGCTACCTCATTAGACGATGCGGAAGCAATCATTCATAAAGTAAAAATTTCTGAAAACGATTTAAGAAAACAACAAGTTGCAGGTTTCTATAGAGACATTGAATTGTCTCCACCACAAGATACTGAAACCGATGTAGAGAAAAAAGAAAGAGAACTAGAGGGTGTAAAGAAAGCAAAGAACGAAGATGTATACACTCTATTGGAATGTCATGTTGATTTAGACTTAGAAGGTTTTGAAGATGTTAATCAAGAAACAAATGAACCATCAGGAATTAAACTTCCATACATTGTAACATTGGAAGAAGGATCAAGAGAAATATTATCTATCAGAAGAAATTATGAAGTAGGTGATCCAAAGAGAAATAAAATACAATATTTTGTACACTTCAAATTTTTACCAGGTTTAGGTTTCTATGGTTTCGGTTTAATCCACATGATAGGTGGACTGTCAAGAACAGCGACCGCAGCTTTAAGACAGCTCTTAGATGCGGGAACGCTATCTAATCTGCCAGCTGGATTTAAAATGCGTGGTATTAGAATTAGAGACGACGCCCAGTCTATTCAACCAGGTGAATTTAGAGATGTAGATGCACCAGGTGGTAACTTAAGAGATTCATTTATGATGTTACCATTTAAAGAACCATCACAAACATTATTAGCATTGATGGGTGTGGTAGTTCAAGCGGGTCAAAGATTTGCATCTATAGCTGATATGCAAGTCGGAGATGGTAATCAACAAGCTGCAGTTGGTACAACTGTTGCACTTCTAGAGCGTGGTTCCAGAACCATGTCTGCTATACACAAAAGAATTTACTCAGCTCTTAAAAATGAATTTCAATTATTAGCTAGAGTATTCAAGTTATATCTACCACAAGAATATCCATACGATGTAGTTGGGGGTCAAAGAATGATTAAACAAACAGACTTTGACGATAGAGTAGATATATTGCCAGTTGCTGATCCCAACATTTTCTCTCAAACTCAGCGTATCTCTCTCGCGCAAACAGAGTTGCAGCTGGCAACATCAAATCCAGGTATGCACAACATGTATCAAGCGTATAGAAATATGTACGAAGCGTTGGGTGTAAAAAATATTGATTCAGTATTAATTAAACCAATGCCACCACAACCAAAAGATCCTGCATTAGAACATATTGATGCTTTAGCCGGTAAACCTTTTCAAGCTTTTCCAGGTCAAGATCATAGGTCTCACATTACAGCTCACTTAAGTTTTATGGCAACTAACATGGCAAGAAATAATCCTATGGTGATGGCAAGCTTAGAAAAAAATATTTTTGAACATATTAGTTTAATGGCTCAAGAACAGATTGAATTAGAGTTTAGAAATGAATTACAACAGCTACAACAGATGCAAATCCAGATACAACAGAATCCTATGATGGCTCAACAGATGCAAATGCAAATTTTAGAGATGCAACAAAAGATTGAAGCAAGAAAAGCTGTGCTGATTGCAGAGATGATGGAAGAGTTTATGAACGAAGAGAAGAAAATTACATCACAGTTTGATAATGATCCAATTGCAAAACTAAGATCTAGAGAATTAGACCTAAGAGCTCAAGAAAATGCTAGAAAAGAACGTGAAGGTAAGGAAAGAATGGACCTTGACAAGATGAGAGCTATGTTAAATCAAGCAAACACTGATGAAAAACTAGATCAAAATGAAGAATTAGCAAAATTAAGAGCTGATACATCAATTGAAAAGACAATTTTAAGTAAGACACTACCTAATTCTGATCAAATGGTGCCGAATATTAACATCATAAGAAAACAATAAGAAAAAAAATGACAAAATCAGAAAAAAAGATTAAAAAGGTAATGAAAAAGTTCAAAAAAGGTGAACTTAATATTGGTGGTTCGGATAAAAAAGTAAAATCACGTAAACAAGCCATTGCAATTGCTTTATCTGAGGCCGGTAAACAAAAAACAAGGAGAAAAAATGGAAAAACTAAATAAAATAACTGATGTAAAAGTTAGTGAGCAACAAACTGAAGTAGATCCAAGATCAAAAACTACTGCAGACAAAGCTTACAACTTAATTGGCACTGGTAAACCTGAAATGGAAGTAAAAGGTCAAGGTGCTGTGCTTCCGGAAAAGAAAAGAAAATCTAAAGCTTATTAATTATGTGGTTTAGTGCGCTTAAAATTGCCTTAAATGCTGGTAGTAAGATATACGCCAATAAACAAAAAGCAAAAATGGCTATGTCTGAAGCGCAGTTACTACATGCGGAGCGTCAAGCCCGTGGTGAAGAAGCTTATCAAGGTAAATTGTTAGAAGCTCGACAATCGGACTGGAAAGACGAGGCAGTTTTGATAATTCTAACTTTGCCAATTTTGGTGATCGCTTGGGGGGTCTTCTCAGACGATCCGGGAGCATCAGAAAAGATTAAACAGTTCTTTGAACAGTTCCAACAGCTGCCGTCATGGTTCACTAATTTATGGATCCTTGTCGTGGCGAGCATTTATGGTATAAAGGGTACACAAATATTTAAGGGAGGAAAAAAATAATGAGAAAAAAAATGATGGGCGGCGGAATGATGGGCCGTAGAATGGGATATTCAAAAGGATCAAATGGTAAACCAATAAGTAAAAGTAAAAATAAAGGTTTAGCTAAAATGGCTAAGACAGCAAAAGGAAAAGAAGCAATTAAAAAAATGGGTTTTAATCCTAATAGAATGGTTGCTAAAAAAGGTGGGAGAGCGTAATGGCAAAACTTTGTCCAAGAGGTAAAGCCGCAGCGAAGAGAAAATTTTCGGTCTATCCTTCGGCATATGCAAACATGTATGCATCTGCTGTATGCAGCGGTAAAATTAAACCCGGTGGTAAAAAGAAAAGAAAAAAAGCTATGGGTGGCGGAATGATGCGTGATTCGTATAGAGTAGGCGGACTAGCTAGAAGAAAAAGATCGGCCTGTGTATAATGGCGAAAAAAGGTTTAAGAGCATGGGTGAAAGAAAACTGGGTCGATATTGCAAACAAGCGGCCGGATGGTTCATACCCGAAGTGTGGAAGAAGTGGTGGAGAAAAAAGAAAAAA